CACCAATATTAGTTGGTATCCTAATTTGTATTCCTAAAGGTAAATAATATGAATCTTGAGGTAATGAACCATTTGCTGTTGATATTATCCACCATAAAGAAGAATCATTATAATATTCATTAGCTAAAATATCAAATCTATCTCCATCTTCGGTATAAACATATACATCCTCTGGGGATAAAGCAATTTCAGGGTATTTTACACCCTTGTAATACCTTATACCTCTAGTCCCATTTAGGTTAGGTTTTACTAATACTTTATTTCTTGTATATCTTCCCATTATATTAATAAATTAGGTGTTTCAAAAGTTGAAATTCGGTATTTAAAATCAATACCTTCAGATTTTAAAACACTAGTTGGTACAGGATTTACTCTACTAGGAACATAATTAATATTACCTTTACCACCTGAGTAGTTATTTTTGTTCCCTGTTGTTGCTAACCCAATATACTGCTCTTTTCCGTATTCTCCAACGAATGTTCCACCCCCCTTTAACAAGGCACCATTTTTATCTGGGAAGTAATTTTGTTGTACTTTAGGTACAAAATTATGAATTGGTATAAAGTTAAATCCCGTAACCCTAATTATCATAGGTAATTCTTTAACTGAAGCATCACTTAGTATAGTTGAACCATCTTGTGCAAAGGCTTTATTTCCTTCATCAGGAAGAGCTATTTCCCAAGGTGATTCTGTTGGAATCTCTAAATTTAACCCCTTCATTATACCAACTTGTTCATAACACCAACCCCCTATTGTTAATGATATTAAGTTTCCACCCATATAACCTTCTGGTGAATAATCAGGGGCACATACCGAAGCTAAGTAATTTAACTTTTGATGCATTGGTATTAATTCTTGTTTTGATTGAGCTGCTACAGTCCAAGATAAATTAATTGATCTATCAAATCCTTGGTATTTGTAGAATTTTTCACCCCTACCCATATATGCTTGATCTTGCCATTCAGCAGTAAAATTATCGCTCATACTATCAATAAAAGCTCTAAAATGAATATATGTTTTTAGGTTAGGGTTTGAATTAGATATAACTCCAATTCTAAATTTTACTAAATCATTTTTAATATTATCTGTGGTAGGTGAACTTGATTGATATATAGGTAAAGCATTAACTTTATCTAAAGCTTGTTTATAACCGGAATTTTGTGATACTGTTAAATCTTGTCCTTCTTCTTGTCTACCAATAGTATAACTTATTCTATTTGCTCTTTTACCTGGGTCCCCTAAGTTAACTCTGTTTTCAATTTTATTATCATTAATATAGTTTAAACTATTAGGAATAAATTGATTTCCATTAGGTGCTATGTCTTTAGTAAAGTTTGTAATATTGTTTTGATTTCCTGTTTTAGAAAATGGTTCTTTACTTGATATTTGTTCTTGTGATAGTTGTAGTTGTGGAGTTCTGTCTAATATCCCACTATTAAATGCCTTTCCATTATTTTTAGTTGACAATGAAAAAGGATCATCATTTTGTTCATAAACACTAAAAGTTTGTACTTTTCCATTTCCTAAAAAAGCGTTTTTAATAGAAGTATTTGCGTTTTGTAAAATAAAATTATTTCCTAAATATGCCGCACTTGCTCCTACTCTAAGGAATTGGTCATTAGTTATAGCGTTACTTAAATTGTTATCATTTACTGTAGGGCTAATGTTTATATCTCCTATAGTATAAGAAGTTTTACCTCCACTTCCTATTTGGTTAGCCCTTGATAAAGGACTACTACCAAAATTGTTAGTATCAAATGGGTTTGCAAAACTAGAAAATCTAGTTGCTGATCCCCAAGTTACTTTTGGTTTTTCTCTTGTTGTATTGGGATTATTAATACCTGTTCTTTGGTCACCTACCATTACAATGTTGGTTTTACCAACACCTAAAATAGCACCCGGCCCCCCAGAATAAGAATATAAATTATTGACACCTTGAGTATCTGTATTAACTTTGTCAAGTAAACCAAATAATCTACTTTTAGGACCATCAGTTGCATTAGTATGAATAGTATTTAAATATGTAGGTAAACCTAAAAGAGAATTTCCATCAGGGGATCCAACTGTGGTTTTAAAATTAAATCCTAAACCTTGTTTATCTAAATGAAGTCCTATAGCATTACCTGCTGCTTGACCTATTGTAGATAAAGGTAGATATATACCCTGGTTTAATGGGGGTACTAAACTACGTAAAAGATTACCAATAGATGTTCCTTCAGGTGGGGGTGTATTCGATTCTTTAAATTCTTTATACCCTACTTGAGAACTAACGTTAGTTAAAGATAATAAATTTTGTTTTGCTATGAATAAAGGTCCTCTAGGAGATTTAAAATCGAAAAACATTTTAGTCATCCTTGAGACATCGTTAACTACAATCTTAGGTAATAGTGTACCTTCTTAGTAAAAAATCTGGACCACCTGTTCTTCCTACATCAGAAAGGTCTTCCGGAATTGATGTTTTTACATAGGGTTGGTTACTATTACCTCCTCCAACTGTATCCTTACCATATCTTAAAGATTTAAGATTGGTTGTTAGGTTAACTAATGCCATATCCTACTTTTAAGTTGGAAGATTATCCAAATATCTTGTAGGTACTGCTGGAGACTCTAATGTTGATGGTGGAGGTAAAACTCCGTTTAATGGGGTTACAGATGCTGCATCTGGGTTTCCTATGGTAGAATATTGTCTATGTAAAGTAGACGTTGCAAATTCTGGTGTACTAGGCGTTGACCCGTTCAGACTTGTAGCTGAAGCTTGACCTGATGTTAGTTTGTTTAATAAACTCATAATTGTTTGTTTTATTATAAATATTAAATTATTGTACTTCGTACATACCTAAAGGAGACATTTCTGGTGTCTTCTTAAATATTTTTTCTAATAGGGCATTTGTTGTACTCATATCTGTTGTGCTTTGGACAACTGTGGTACTTTGTGGGTTTTCTGGTTGTGGGTTAGATGAAGTATTTCCTCCTGCTAACATTTGTCCTAATCCAGGTGCAGCAGCAAATTCATCATTCTTTGATAGTTCAAATAATCCTCCTTCTGCTGGTGAGACCATAGTTTTACCTGCAGAAGAAAACATATCACCTACTTTTTCTGAGTCTGATATTGCTGAAAAGTATCCAGTCATAATAGCAGCTCCAGCTGCAAGTCCTAAAACTGGGCCAACAACAGGAATCCAGGCTAATGATGCGTAGGCTAACATAGCAGCTAATAACGCCGCTATACCCGCTACTATTTGCATCCCATAACCCATTTTATGTATTTTTCCCATAAATTCTCCAACTGCTGTTGAAATCATCATTATACCACTAACTAAAAATCCAATACCTTCAATTATGGGTGTAAAGGCCCTCCCTACAGCTAAAATAGGTTCTGCTAAAACAATAAACACTTCTTTTAATTTATCTATTGTATTAGCAAGTTTTTCTGCTTGGCTTTGTTGGTTTTTTAAACCCTCAACTCCCTCCTCTGCTAATTTTTTCTGGGTTGCTTCTAATCCTATTGCATCTATACTAGCATTAATTAATTTTTCTTTTTCTTCTGCTTGTTTACCTGTAGCACCTACTAATTGTTCTTGTACATATAGGGTTTTTGCTAAATCTTCTCTATTCATACCAACAGATTTAGCTAAGGCTTCCTGTTGTATTCTGTTCATCTTAGAAAATTCCGCAGAATCACCTATTTGGTTAGATATTTCCCTAGCTACTGTTGCTAAATCATTATTTAAAGCTGCTTGTCTTGCTTTTTCTAAATTAATATCTTTTCCTAATAATAATTCAGCTTCTAATTCATTTGCAATAGAACTTTCAAAATCTAGTAAACTATTTGCTATGGCATCTACTTTATCTAATTCCATACCTAAGGACTTAGCTGTAGCTACAGCCTCAGCTATTAATGCCGGGTTTTTACCAAAGGATAATGTTGTAGCTGCTGAAACATCTTTGATACCCTTTAATAATTCTTTTTCATTTAATAAAACCCCATTTTGAACAGCTGATAATTGGGCCTGAGCCATAAATTCACCTGTAATGGTTTCCATATCTTTACCTGTTGTCAAAGAAATTTGAGCAATACCCATTAACTCTTCATTGGTAAACCCAGCCATTTTTCTCATTTGAGTAAATTGGACTAGCATATCCTCACTTAACATTGTACCTGTACCAAGAGCTTTATTAATCTCTAAAAGGCTTTCACGTAATCCTGCTGTAGTAACAGCATTACTTGCAGATAATTCCCCAGACAGAACTTGGGATTCAGCCATTTGTCTTAGCTCTATACCAGTTGCTAATGCCTCAGTATATGTTATGTTCATACTCTTAGCCATTTCACCTGCAGCGGCATCCGCACCCCCTAAAGCCTTTAAAAATTCAGCTAGTAAAACTGCAGGAGCTAAGGCGGCGGTTAAGGATTTACCTAGTGATTTGATACCAGACTTGAATGACATTAATCCTTTTCTATCAATAACACCCAGTAATTTTTTACCATCAGGTTTACCTAGTTTATCGAATTTAGCGGAAGCTGCTGTTCCTGATAGTGTTTCCCCACTTTTTGATTTTAATTTATCTTCTAAGCCTAATCTTTTAACCATATCTTTGGTTAAACCTTTCCCCGTTTTTAGGGAATTTTCTATATCTTGAGAGGTTTTTAAGGATGCTTCAGAGGCAGCCTCAAAGGGAGCTGAAAATCCTGATAATCCTGGTATTGATTTTACAGAATCCGATAAATTACTAAAGGCTTTAACACCAAAATTATTAGCTAATACTTGTGATAAGTCTTGTGTTTCTTGTAATGCTAAGTTAAGTTTTAAGGCACCTTCAATTTGATCATCAATAGATCCTATTAAAACTGTATTAGCTTCAATTTGTTTTTTAGTTAAGCCCGTTTGGTCTTTTAAAATTCCGGACCTTGTTAGTTGAAGTAACCTTATATTTTTTTCAACTTTTAACTGGTCACCTTTTAGTTTATTAAGTGCTTTTTTAGTACCTAATTCCTTTCGATCCATTACCGAAAGTGATTCTTGTAATTTAGATATAGAATTGGTAGATCTTAAAATAGCAGATCTTTCAGCTTTTTGAAATTTAAGGGATTTTGATTGATCCTTAATAACATTACTAATGTCATTTTGAATACTAAGTTCATCTTTCTGAATTTTCAGGCGGTCACTATCTATCCGTACTTGTTCTTTTAATAAAGAATTTTGTTCCTTTATTAATTCTTTTAATGTGATTGCATCTTTTTCAGTTTGACTCGGCATGGAAGTATTTTATTATAAATATTGCTAATTATAACTTGTTTTACCCTTATATGGCTTACTTGCTTCAGTAAATGCTGGAGTGTTAATTTTACCATCAGAATTAACTAAATTTTTAGTCCCTTTACCTCCATTTTTAGTATTTTCGTATGATTTTTTTTCTTCGGCATAAAAATCTTTTATTTCTGAGTAAGTGAATTTTCTTAACCAAATAGGCATATTATAAACAGAGGGATAATCATATCCACCTTTACTATGAAATAGTATTTGGTGAATCATTTTAAAAAGATTTAAACGTGCCTCAGGGGCATTAGTTATAGTCAGGCCAAAAAAAGTTTAGACCAATTGGTATGGTCACCTCCTCTCCATTATCCAAGATATAGGATAAGTTTACATCGGGTTGAGTAGAGGCAATATGATCTCTAAATGCTCTAGAATCTCTTGCTAAGAATCTATTATCTACAAATTCTCTAATTTCTTTTTTTTCTTCATTACCATCTACAGAGGTAATTAAATATTTTAATCTTGTAGTAAGTTCTGGTGAGTTTTCTTTGCTAATTTTTTTAAGGCCTGCTAATTCTCGATCTATTTGTTTTTCTAATTTACCCGTAGCTAATTGATAAGTTAAAACTGTACCAGTTGCTGGGGTGGTAAAACTAAATTCATTTTTGCCTGCTTCAAATTCAGATTCATCAAATTCTTTATTTTCTAAAGTTGACATATCTAAGGTATAATTTTGTCCTTTAACTTCAACATCATAATCCTTACCATATCCTAATATACGAGTAGCAATTAGAAGTGCATTTTTATCACCAACAATTAAATCATCAAGTTTAATATCCTTATTTATAATTACAGATTGTAATAATTTTTCTAATACTACTCCCTTTTGAATAAATGATTGGTTAGAAAGAATATCTTCTTCCTTTGCTGTCATATATTTTACTTCTACTTTACCACTTGATAGGGGATTGTCTTTAGAATATATTAAACCTTTTGATGGTAATTCTACTTCTTCGGTTGGGAATTTAAATTCACTCATAGTCTTTATTTGGTTAAAACGTTTTTATCAGTTATACATATGTAATATAAAAAAAAAGCTTGGCAAAGCCAAGCAATTTTATATAATTTATGTAATTGTTTCTTAGAAATTTAAGATACAATAATCAGGTTGAACTGTTAATTGTAATTCTACTGCTGCACTTTCATTATCCCAGTTATAATCTCCAAAGTTAGCTTCAGTAATCATAGCTCCTTTGATAATCCATTCTGAAACGATATCACCTACAGGTCCTAACACGTTCATAGTTAAATCTTTCTTATAGAAATCACTATACCCGTCTCTACCTGTTACTGATTCATGGTGTAATCTAACCCATTCCATACATGCTTGAGCACCACTTGGAGTAATTGGATCAAATAACGTCATTTGAATTGTGTTCCAAAGTGTTTTACCTTTAACGTATCTTGCAACGTTAATATGGTTCAACTGAACTGTACCTTGAGTTAATGAAACAGCTCCCATACCTTTAATTTGGTATGAAGGGATTCCATCTACATACAATATAAACCTGTTTTGTTGTTTCGGTTCAAATGCTGTATAAAATATTTCGTTTGGGTCTAATACTGCCATTGTTATATAATTTTATTATAAATATTTATAATTATTGTTTTTATTCAGGAAATGTTGCTCCAGTTGGTAAAACATTGAAATCTAGAATAATGAATTCAGCTGTTTTAGTTGGTTGTAAATAAATCTGACCTACTAGCTCATTTCTATCAATTACATCTGGTGTATTATTTGTAGCATCCATTACTACTTTAAAAGCATATAATCCTTGTCTTTGTTGTACTGATTCTAAGTATGGGTTTACATTTGCTAAGAAGTTGTTTCTTGTTGCATTTGTATTTTGTTCAAATACTAAGTTATCTGATACTTGTGTGATATATCCTTTAAGTGCAATTAATAATCTACGTACATTTACTCTATCTAAAGCACTTGCTCTTTTCTGTAATGTTTTCTGTCCAAATACTACAACTCCACTTCCTGGGAATGTAGCTATTGGGTTAACATTTGCTTCATATAAAGTATCTCTGTTTCCTGATGTTAATTTTCTTTCTGCTCTTACTACACTTCCTAAAGCACCTCTAACTAAACCTGCTGGTGCGAACCATGGGTC